CTATATTGTGGATTCGATAATGAAGTTAATATATTCATATTATTGATTATTTATATAATTATTTAAACTACCTAAATACGCTACTGCATCTAATAAGTTATCTTCTTTGTGATTATAAGACTCTCTAGACAACTTTAATGCTATTAATGCTTTATATATAAGTATTGCATCTACTTCATAACCTAACATCCCAGATAATATCAATGCTGCTCTATCCATTCCTTCTTCGAATGGTCCATACATACGCTCTTTTTCTTCTGAACGTAAATTTATAATTTTATTTGCTTCTTCTAAAATATTCATATTGTTTTGTTTTTTTGTAAATTTATTAATTAATTTTTTAATATGCAAATTTTAACTTTTAATTAACATAAAAAAAAAAAGGGTAGCTTTTACACTACCCAATTAATTTAGAAGGGTAAATCCACTTCTACTGCTGCAGTTGCAGGTTGTCCTTCTTTTTTAACTGCTTTAATGTTTCCATCAGTCCAAACTACGTTTCCGTTTCCTAAATAGTTTTTAGACTTTTTAGCTTCACGTTCTTCTTTAGTTTGTGAATCTGTTAAAGATACATTTTGACCCCATTGATTAGCGTCATCGTTAATGCTTAACGTACAGTTATAATAAACTGCTCCGTCTTTACCCATTACAAATTTCTCTTTTGGTAACTTGTCAACTCTAATACTTAAATTGATAATTGCACTCATAATATTTAATTTACTTTGCCTACCTTTTTTTTCTGTTGTCGGCTATTCAGTTTTAATTATTTATTCTCCACCCCAATGTTTTGTTCTTATATCGCAAATATTTCTTGGTGCAAAACCTACCCATTCAGCCCCATCATAAACAACAGGAAAATATACATATTTATCACCCCAAGCAGTAAAATAAATTCCTTGTGATGTTCCATAACCACTATCAAATTTAACTTCTAATTCTTCTTTTGATAATGTAGTTTTTAAATTATTAAAATCATCTCCTGTTTCTCCAAATGCGTCTATTAACATTTCTTTCCAACTTTCCATATTATTTTACTTTTAAAAGTTCGTCTTTTACTTTTTTGGCTAATTTATACTTTTTTTCTATAACATCAATACTTCCACCGCCTTTTAAATACTCTATTGCTTTTGTAAATTCAGGTTGTCCTATGTTTAACCATTTTTGTTCAACTTCAGTTGTTGTAGTTGCTGCAGGTTTTCCGTGTGTATTAGTTGCATCAGGGTCTTGTGTGTCATCAATTAATAGTAAGTTTCCTAATGCGTATTTTTTACCATAAGATGAAGCTGAACCAAATTGTTGTGGAACTTGCATTCCTTTCTGTTGTAAGTCAACTCCTACTATTGCAGTAGCACATATTTCATTGATTCCGTTGTTATCATAAATAGTTGCAGTTGATTTTAACATAGGTGGTAAATTATTGTCAAATGATTCAACTAATAATTCGTTAATAGTAAAAGATACTCCGTATTTTTCGTTATAAGGTTTTAACGCTTCTAATATATCTTCAGCAGAACGGAAGTTATATTTTCCAAAAGAGTTAAACTTTGATTTGTTAGCTTTAAATTCTACTTGAATTTTGCTTAATTTTTCGTGTAATGATAATTCTTTCATAATTCGTAAGTTTTTTGTTTAATAATTGTTTTGTACTCGTTTGGGCAATCTTCATCACATAATTCAAATATGTGTGTTTTTACTTCGTTTAATTTTGATTCAAGTTCGCAGATACGTTTTTGTAATGCTTCAACTTGGAATCTTTGGTAGTCGATTAAATCTTTCATTTGTAATTGTTTTTAATTATGAAGCAAATTTATAATGTTTTTTTTAATTACAAACTATTTTTTAAAACTTTAACAAAATTTTAACTTTTAGGAAAAAAAAGGGTAGTCGTTAAACTACCCAATTCAAACAATTAGAAACAATTAGAAATATCAAGAAAATTCTTTTAACTTATTTTTGTAGTGTTGTATCATATCCTGCAAATCGTTATCAGAAAATTTAACAATTTGCTTTGATTTTAAAACCATTTCTTCAGCTTTTTCTAAACCCAAATGTTTAGCGAATAAAAACTGCTGACCCTGATTTGTAATATTGCACCCGTAACATTGAACTGCCACGTTGTTTTCGTCCCATCGTGTTGAGTAATGTCTTCGGCTCATAAAATGACCGCATTGTAGTTTTTTATAATGGTCTTTTTTTCCACAAGTTACGCATTCAGCAATTTCATCAATAGCATCTTTTCTGCGTATGTATTGACTAAATACAGTATCTAAATTATTTACTATTGTGGAACGTTTGATTTTCATTAATACAAATGTAAATAATAGTTATTAACAAAATGATTAATAAGTGAAGTTTTTAATCCTCGCGTGTACACGCTTATTTTAATATAATAATATATAATTATAATATATATAATATTTATATAAGTTTAAAATATCTTTTAAGAATATAATATATAATTAATAAAATAATAATTAAAAATAATATATAATATTTAACATTATAATTATCTTTTTCAGTATTCTTTTGTTTAATTACTTCTTTAGATTTGATATTTGATACTTTACTTTCGTTTTTAACGACTTTTATATCTTTTTTATATAAACTATTGTCTTTTTTATTTTCGTGTCTTAAAACGACGTTAAAATAACTTTTGTTATTATATGTAAAAGGCTTTAAATTATCTTTAGCTTCTACTGTAAAAATATTTAATTCGTAATTAAATTTAATTTCAACATTTGAACTATCAGTTGTTACTTTGTTTTCTACAATTTTAGTTTCAACTTCTTTCTCTTGTTTGTTTATAGCTACCTTACGTGAGCCACAAGACGCTAAAATGATAAAAGTAAGTAAATATATGTATTTCATAAAATAGTGTCTTAAATCGCTTTATATTCGTTTTTAGCATCAAAACTTGGACAAGCCTTTGCAACTCCTTTGAAATCTTTATGCCCTTGAACAATAGCGTTTGGAAATTGTTTTTTAGCCTGTTTAACTAAATATAATAAACTTTCTTTTTGTTTTAAAGTTCTTGTGTCTTTTGGTCTTCCTGATTCATCAATACCACCAATGTAGCTGAAGTGTATAGATTCAGAATTATAACCTTTAACTCCGTTTGTAATTTGTTCAAACTTTGCAAGTTCGTGAATAATACCATTTGCATCAATCAATCTATGGTAGCCTACAATTTTCCATTTTAAAGTATTTTTCCAATAATTTAAAATAGCTTCTTTTTTTGTGTTTGGTTGTGTAGCTGTGCAATGAATTACAATATATTTAATATCTCGCATTTTAGTTAATTTCGTTAATATCTGCTTTTACTTCTTTTGCTCGGTTTAATAAATTCTTTAACATTTTCCAAATATCAACTTTTAACGCTGATTCTATATTTTCTTTAATGCTTACAAGTTCAATGAAAATTAAAAGTATTGCAACTAATTTAGTAAACATAAATTTTATAGTAAAATGTTGTAAAATAAATTCGTTTAATAAAAAATTATCAATAACATATAATAACAAAATAGTAATTTGATATAAAAGCATTTTACTTATAATATTAGATAATGTTTTTGAACGTATAGACTTCCAACCTGTTAATTTAACACTCTTAAAAATTCCTGTAAAAGTATCAAGGAATATACCAAAAGCAACAGCAATTAATAAACCCTGAATCGGTGCAAAGAATAATATTAAACCGCTAAAAAAATAATTAAGATACGTTTTCATAACCTGCAAAAGTATGTTTTGGATTATTTACAAGTATTTCAGCTTTACCAAAATTAATTTTGTTTTCACTCATTACGTCATAATGATAACCATCAGCATAAACAGGTGCAGTTATTTCGTTAAAGTCTGCATCGTAAGTTCCGTTTTCTAAAACGATTAAACCTATTTCTACTATTGCTTGAATACCTTGTCCGTAAGCTAAAGTAATTTCATCGTTTAAATCTTTTGCTTCTTTGTAAACTCCTTTTTTAATTAAATCTTTTAAAGCAGTTTCTTTATTTGAATATTTGAGTTTATATATAAACATATTAAATAGTTGTTAAAGTTGCTAATTCAGTATTTGTAAGTCTTGTTTTCCAAATATTTGCGTTATTTATACTATCACCAAATTGTGATGCGTTTGCATAATTTTGACCTAAATCTACTCTACTACAAGTTGGAATAGTTGCACTTGTATCAGTTCCTATTTGAACTCCATTTACATAAAAAACAATATCATTATTTTTATAAGCTAAAGCTAATTTATAAGTTCCTGTATTTGTTAAAGTTGAAGTATTTATAGTACATTGCAAAGTACCACCACTAAATATTCTTGCTCTTAATACATTTGAAGACGCACCTGAAAAAGCCATATAAATACGATTATTTGCAGTACCGTCTGAAATGTGAAATATATATCTTGATGCAGTTCCAATTAATTTACTTACTTTAACTTCAGCATAAATAGTTCCCTCAGTTTGACCTATCAAACTACTTATACCTGTTTTAGATATTACATCAGCGTTACGAGTAACTGTACTTGCTACTGTAGGAATGTATGAAGTAGGGTAACTTCCTGCTTCTAATTGAGCACCCCATACAAAGTATTCGGTTTCTCCAGTATTAAACTCCATACCAACAGCCCATTGCGTAGCAGTCGCATTGGCTACAAATGGAAATTCAAATCTTTTCCATTCAGTGGTAACACTAATGTTTTGGTAACTCCAGCTTGTGCTATTATTCCAAATGGCCAGCTGTTTAGTTCCAGCTGTTGCGGCTTTCGCATATATTGAATAAACATAATTTTGACCACCACTTAAAGAGCTAAAAAACTGAAGCATCCAAGGATTCCGTGCGCTTCCTGGATTATTTTCTATTTTATCCGCACTTTGTGTACCATCTGGAGCGATTGTATTATTTGCCGTAACCAATACACCGCCTGCGTTATTATCCCAAACAGCATTGTTCAGCTGCTCGCTGAATGTAACCAAGTTCGTTCTTTGTGGCTCTACCAATATACTTGGACAAGTAGAATTCAAATAATCTAATCTTGGTACGTTATTAGCTACGCTTGAAATCAATCCACTTGAATTAACTCTTGTAGCAGTTGTTGCTCTTGTTACAGTTAAATCGCCACTTCCATCGGTTGGTTTTATAGCATATAACTTCGATGCTTTTGTTCCGTTTGGAGTTACTACCAAACTTGCACTTTCAAATAAACTCATATTATATATTTTCTATATTATTAATTAAACATTGTTTTGCTTCAAAGGTTCCACTATCAGTAGTAACTCTTGCAATAAAATTTATAACTGCTTCAATTTCGTTTCCTACAATTTCAGTTTCACCACTCCAACTTACTGAATAAGCAGAACCCCAACTTATATCGTTACTAACAGCACCTTGACCCCAATAAATATCATTGTTGTTTGTACCTTGCCCCCAATTTATATTATTTGTCATATTTACTTAAAAATAGTTCTAATTTCTTTTTGTTTTCTTGTTTTGGTTTATTATAACTGCCTACTTTTTTTCTTGTTTTCTTATAACACCCAACTTCCAAAGAAGTTATCTGTGTCAGGGTACATATCTCCATTTGAGTTACTATTATATTCAGGAAAATTTTGATTATTAAAACACATAAAATCTATGAATCTTTGTGTATAATGTTGAGCAATATCACGTTCCTTCTCAACCAAGTAATCTATTTCGTTTTTTTCTACACTTGTAGAGTTTTCAGCAGTATGTTTAAATACTCCTTTATTAGCTATTGTATAAGCTGCAAAAGGTAAATACTGAACCATCGCAAAATGAATCAACATAGGCTTGATATACTCAGTTAAAAGGTTCTTATATTTAAGATTCCCAATTAAGTTAATATCTCCGTTTAAAATTAACGCTTGAAACTTGTTGTATAAATCAGTTCCTAAATAGTTTTGAATAGTTATATCTTGTGCTATTTTTATATATTGAATAAAATCATCTACATCTAAATTTCCATTTAGTATTGTAAATCTTTTTACATCGTCTGTACTTATTAATAATGCGTAAGCCATTTTTTAATTGTTTTTAGGTAAAAATCCTTTGTTCGGCATATCTATCGGACGCTGTGAAACCAATTCAGGATTCTTAATTGTATATCCGTATTTTTCAGCAGTACGACCTGCTATTATTCTTGCTCTTGGTGAATTAACATCAATGTTAACTCCTTCAAAAC